GCTATGGACAGGTCGCCGGATTCTTCGCGCCGACCGGAACAAACTTCGATTACCAGGTGTATCTGCGCCAGTTGTCTACCGGACAGCGCACCAAACTGAAGCCGTCCGAACTTGTTGCTGAGGCACAAGCATTGGTTGGGCGTTCCATCTATCGGAACGCTGTCCGTCAAGCCGGCCAGAACCCGAACGCCGATCTTCAAGAATGGTTGCGGTCGGTGCGTGGCGCACTTCAACAGCGGTACCCAGGCTATTCATATGCGCCGATGCAGTTCAACAAACTGGAAACACAAATCAATCAGATTCGTGCGGCGATTAGTGACACGATTCTGGACGGTAATCCTGTTGCCGAGCCGACACGGGTATATATGGAGGCCCGTGACCGTGCGTTGGCTGAAGCTCAGGAACGCGGGTTCACCTCGTTGGGCGGCAAGAAGGTTGCGGATTTGCGGACCTGGTTGCGGTCTGTTGCCGATTCGCTGTTGGTTGCCTACCCGCAGTTTGAACGGATTTATGATCGTGTGTTGTTCAACGAAATTGATTTGGACGCAGGAGAATAACAATGAGTGACACCGGAACACCGCAACCGAATTTAGATCAGATTCTTGCGAATATGCCTGCCGGCGCAGGTCAACAGTATTCGCCACCGCCGCGACTCGTGTTCGGTCAAGTGCCGGGTGGCCGTGGCGGATACACCTACTATCGGGGCGGCGGTCTAGTTGACGAAAATAACCGGGTTGCCCTGCCGGGACCATACGAAATTTCTGATGCTGAGGTTCGACGCATCTACTCGTCAATGAGTCCCGAGGCCCGCGCACAAACATTCGCTGTTCTTCAACGTAAAGGTTTCTATGGTTCTCGGACACCAGGCGTGTTTGACAACGACCTGTATGCCATTGAAAGCTGGTTGGATTATTCGAACACTATGGGTATTACTCGCGGTCGTGCGTTGCTTCAAATGCAGCGTGAATTACCTGACCGTGGCGGTACCGGTGGGTCGGCTCGCCGTTATCGAGTATCCAACCCGGATGATCTGAAGACTGCGTTGAATAAAGCGGCGATGGATACCATCGGACGGTCGTTCACGGATCAGGAACTTCAGTTGACTATTCGCGGCTATCAGCAAGCGGAGATGAACGCTCAACAGCAGTATTATGGTGGGGCGACAACTGTGACTGAGGCACCGTCGCCGGAAACATTTGCTCAGCAGTCGGCGCAGTTCTTCGCGCCGAATGAGGCTAATGCTTACAAGTTTCTTGGGATTATGGATCGTATTTTTAGCGCAACGTCAGGCGGTATGTGATGGCTGAATCAAAAAAGCCTGTCATTGTTCAAACTGTTGAACTTCGAGGTTCGGGCCGTCTTGTCCGCAAGTCGGACAACAAGTGGTACTACCAGACTGTTACTGGTGGTGTTGTTACCACCGAAACACCGGTGAAAGCATCTGAGGCGCGGGAAGCTCAGCGTTCCGGGCAACCTGCGTTTCGTGGCACTACGGCAGATTTGGAACGGCAGATCAGGATGTTGGAGGCGGTCGTTCCGAGTGCCAACGGGCGGTACACCTACGGCGGCAAAACCTACACCTCAGCAGGGTGGGACAAGTTGGTAAAGGGTTTCCGTGATCAGTTGGCCGGGATTCGCAGTTCGTCGGAAACAAAGGAAGCAGAAGCTCGGGTAGCGGAAACCCAGCAGGCCAGTCAGAGGCAGCGAGATGCTGAGATTAGGCGTGTTCGTGTGTTGCGTGATTGGCTACAGCAGGCTGTTGTTGATTTCCGTGACGAGTCCGAAACGGCGATGACGGTTCCGGCGCAAGACAATCTTACGAAATGGTCGTCTTTCTATAAGACGAAGTTGGATGAACTGAACCGTTATTTGTCTGGTCTTCAAGATGGGTCAATGTCTGTTGGCTCGGTCAATACTGACTTTCAGCAGGTGTCGTTTGATCAAGGTTCCAGGTCGGCTCCAATGACACAAGGTATGGAAACAAGGCCGGCGGCGGCTCCTGTTTCTGATGCGACTGCGCCAGGGGTTATCCCGCCGTCAGGTTTGACTGCTGGGGCGCGTGGCGAAATGGGCATTGATCGGGGAACCGGTCGTCCGGTTGTTGCTCCTACCGGCCAGCCCGAAACACCCGCTGTTACAGAAACTCCACAAACTCCGGCTACCCCGGCAACTTCGACTGGACAAACACCGGCAAGAACGGGTACAGTCCCAACTGGCGGCTCCACCGGAGGTACCGTTGGAGGCACTACCGGTGGGGCCGTCCCCCCCACGGGCGTCACCCCAGGCGCACCAGCCGCACCAGCCGCCGGAACCTGGAACATTCCCGCCGATTGGGAAAAGGCCGCCCGTGAAGCCTATGGCTCGTACTACGACGCGATCAAAAATATTCCTGAGTTGCGTGATTTCATCAATGAGTTGATGACCGGGCCTATTCTGAGCGACCCTCAGTTCAAGGCAAAACTTCAGCAAACAAACTGGTGGAAGACAACTACCGCGGCGGCGAGAGATTTTGTTCGACGCCAAGTGGAAGATCCGGCGACACTTCAAACGCAGATCGATAACAGCAAGGCCGATATGCGTCAAAGAGCATTGGCTTTGGGTTTGAGTGTTGACGACGCCACGCTTACAAAGGTTGTTACCGATCAGATCAAGTTTGGCTGGGGTGAACAGGTAACTCTGGATTATCTCGGTCAGCAGTCGCTTGGAACAACTGAGGGTGCGGCTCGTTTGCGTCAAGGTTTCTATGGTCAGCAGGTGCGGGAAAAGGCCGCGCAGTACGGTATCCCGCTGTCTGATGTGACTTTCACAAACTGGGTTAGCAAGATCGCTACTGGTTCAGAGAACCTAACGTCGTTTGAAACGTATGTGCGTGAGCAGGCGAAAGTTCTGTATCCGGCCCTGTCGAACGGTTTGGATCGAGGTTTGTCGTTTACCGATCTGACCAGCCCGTATGCGGTTCAGGCGTCACGTATCTTGGAGATTCCTGCCGAGCAGATTGATTTCAGCGATCCGCGTTGGGCGCGAGCGTTCACCTCTCGTAACGATAAGGGTGAGCAAATCCAAATGTCGTATGGCGAATGGGCTGATTATCTGCGTTCTGATCCGTCGTTTGGGTGGGAGTACACGGATCAGGCTAAGTCGCAGGCGTATGATCTTGCGTTGGAGATTGGTAAAATGTTTGGGAGGGCAGGCTGATGGCAGAACCGACACGGGTTACAGGGCCGGGTGGCGAGGCGGTTGGGACAGTTATTGATGCTGGCCCGACATTCGGGAAGTTCGTCGTCTCGGAAACCGGCCAATATCTTCCTTATGCCAAGACTGATGTTGGTACGTTTGTTAAACAGCCCGGTCAAAACTGGTCGTTCTATACTCCGCCCGCTGGTGGCACTCAGGGTGGCGGCACCCAGGGTGGCGGCACTACGGAACAGCAACAATGCGAACCTGGGAAGGTGCGTGATGAAGTTACCGGGGAGTGCGTAACTCCCGAAGAACTTACACGGAGGCAAAACCAGCGCCGTCTTGACGAAGAACAGAAACGTCGGGAGGATGAACAGCGCCGCCGGGACGAGCAACAACGTCTTCTAGATGAACAAACCTCAATTGAAAATAGGCGTTTGCGGCAACAGTCAGCCGAAGCAATCATCAACGATCTTCTGGCAAGTTATGGTCTTGAATCGCTGAGCAAGTTCATTGTGGACGAAATGAAAAAGGGCGACATTACGAACACGTCAGCCCTCGTCCAGATGATCCGCAAGCGTCCCGAATACGCCGCCCGATTCCCTGGCATGGCTAAGCGCGCCGCCGCAGGATTCAACGCCATCTCCGAACAGGAATATATCCAACTGGAACAGTCATACCGGCAAACCCTCCGAGCTGCCGGACTCCCAGCCGGGTTCTATGATGATCAGGGCGACTTCGGTGACCTTATCGGAGGCGACGTATCCGTAGCGGAACTGGGTACCAGAATCAACGACGGCTACCGGGCGGTCGCCGAATCAAACCCGCAGGTCATCAACGAGATGCGCCGACTCTATGGGATTGACGACGCCGGCCTCGCCGCCTACTTTCTAGACCCCGCACGAGCAACCCCCATCCTGCTTCGACAGGCACAAGCCGCCCAGATAGCCGGTCAAGCCACCCTGCAAGCCGGACGGGAAATTAGTGCCGCCCAAGCCGAAGAACTAGCTGTCGCCGGCGTAACCCAAGAACAGGCTCGTCAGGGATTCCAAACCATCGGACAGGCAGGCGAACTGTTCATCGCACTTCCCGGCACCACCGAACAGGCGATCACCGAACAGGAACAGATCGCCGGCGTATTCGGCACCCAGGCAGCCGCCCAGCAACGCATCCGTCAACGCCAACGTGAACGCCAAGCCGTGTTCGAAGCGGGCGGTCGTTTCGCCGGCCAGGGAACAACAGTCACCGGATTGCAGTAATCCTTTACCTGCAACAAGTTTCTGCTACACTCAATAGCGATCCCAATAGGGAGGAACCCCCGCAAGGGGAGCAAGCAGCAATCGCATCTGCCTCCGGGTGCGGTTTGGGCAAAGGAGTGTACATATGGACGACAGCATCGAATTCGATGAGACTCAGGACACCGGGCGTAACCCGCTTCGCGAGCGGATGAAGCAACTGGAATCTGAGGTCGCCACCTGGAAAGCAAAGGCTGAAGCTGCCTCTGCCTCTGAACGAAAGTTGGCTTTCGTGGAAGCCGGAGTTGATCCGAACCTTCCCGTCGCCAAATATTTTATGAAGGGGTACGAAGGGGAGTTGACGCCCGAAGCGATCCGGCAGGCGGCAATCGAAGCGCAGATCATTCAGGACCAGAAGGCCGCACAGGTCGCATCTGAGGCGCAGGCGTGGAATCGCACCACGCAGGCCGCATCAGGAGCAACGATGAGCGAACCCCCGATGGACTTTGTGACCCGCATCAGTCAGGCAAAGAGTCAGACTGAAGTGGAAATGCTGTTGGCCGAAGCACGATCATCCCAAACCCCCCTCTAACCGCTTCGGTTCGGGGGACACAAACTCACTTGAAGGAGTGAACCCCAAATGGCAAACGAGACAACCACTTCCTCGGTGTCCGTTGACCAGGTAGCATTTGATCGGATCGCGTACTTCGCGCTTCGTTCGGAACTCCTGTTCGACCAGGCCGCCGATGTTCAGCCCACCGCCCAGTCAATGCCTGGAACCGGTGTGACCTTCACGATCTTCAACGATCTGTCGGCGGCTACCAGCACCCTCAACGAGGTCACCGACGTTACCCCTGCTGCCCTGTCGGACAGCCAGGTGACCGTCACCCTCAGCGAATACGGCAACGCCGTCATCACCTCGATGTGGACACGGTTGCCGCGAACGTCGTCGGCTACAACGCCGGTGACTCCATCGACCAGGTGGTTCGTGACGTCCTCGCCGGTGGCACCAACGTGGTTTACGGTGGCGGTGGAAGCACCACCCCGTCAAGCCGCACCACGGTTCAGGCCGAGGACATCATCGAAGCGAACGACGTTCGCAAGGTGACCGCCCAGTTGCGTAAGGCTAACGCCGCTACGTTCAACGGCCTCTACATGGGCTTCATCCACCCTGACGTGTCCTACGACCTCCGTAAGGAGACTGGCGCGGCTTCGTGGCGTGACCCGCACGTGTATGTGGACACGATGGGCATTTACAACGGTGAAATCGGAGCTTTCGAAGGTGTCCGTTTCATTGAGACGCCCCGCGCAAAGGTGTTCGAGAACGCTTCGGACGGCTCCGGTTCGACCGGCACCATCGAGGTGTACTGCACCCACATCATGGGCCGTCAGGCTCTTGCGAAGGCTCACTCGATTGTGGATGGCAACGGCGCGGTTCCGCGTATCGTTCGCGGTCCGGTCGTGGACACCCTGGCCCGTCTCCAGCCCATCGGCTGGTACTGGTTGGGTGGCTACAGCCGCTTCCGTGAGGCCAGCCTCCGTCGTATCGAGTCGGCTTCGTCGCTGGCCTGATCTAACTCGGCTTGAGGGTCGGGGCATCACCTTTCGGGGTGGTGTCTCGGCCCTCTGTTCGCTAAGGAGAACCCATGAGTATCAGTAATTACGCAGAGTTGAAGATTCTGGATCATACGACCGGTACGGCTTCGTGGACGATGCCTTCGGGTGTTTACATCAAGTTGCATACGGGCGACCCTGGCGAGGCTGGGACGAGCAATGCGGCTACCGAAACAACCCGTAAGGTTGTTACATTTTCGGCGGCGGCTTCTGGTTCGATCAGTTCGGCAGCGACGGTGGAGTGGACAAACGTAAGCACCACCGAAACCTACAGCCATTGGTCGTTGTGGGATGCCTCGACGTCCGGTAACTGTTTGTGGTCGGGTGCGTTGTCGTCGTCTGCGGCTGTTACCGCTGGCGACACGTTCCAGATCACTAGCCTCACGCTTAGCCTCGACTGAGTAGGGAGGCGTCGTGCCTGACGCACGTTTAGACGTTCTTACCGACTTTACG